GGATGAAAGAGAGAAAGAACAACATGTCAATTATGGACAAGCTAAAGAAGAACTCGAAGATAAAGACTACGGACATCCTGTCTGAATCTAAGTTCTTTACAGAAAAAGATATGACGCCTACTGATGTGCCTATGGTTAATGTAGCGTTATCAGGTTCAGTAGATGGAGGAGTAACTCCTGGATTAACAGTCCTAGCTGGACCTTCTAAGCATTTTAAAACTTCATTTGCATTACTAATGGCTGGTGCTTATCTAAAGCGTCATCCAGAAGCGGTTATGCTCTTCTACGATTCAGAGTTCGGATCTCCTCAATCATACTTTGAGCAATTCGGTATTGATACTTCTCGTATCTTACATACTCCTATTGCAAACGTAGAAGAGCTTAAGTTTGACTTGATCTCTCAGCTTGAGAATATCGAGCGAGATGATCATGTCATTATTGTTATTGATTCTATTGGTAACCTTGCTTCTAAGAAAGAGCTAGAGGATGCTAAGAATGAGAAGTCAGTAGCAGATATGTCACGTGCAAAGGCTCTTAAGGGTCTATTCCGTATGTGTACTCCTTATCTCACTATGCGTAATATTCCTATGATTGCTGTTAACCATACCTATCAAGAGATTGGATTGTTTCCTAAAGCTATTGTAGGTGGAGGTACTGGTATCTACTATAGTGCAGATAATATCTGGATCTTAGGTCGTCAGCAAGATAAAAAAGGTACAGAGATTCAAGGTTATCATTTCGTAATTAATGTGGAGAAAAGTCGTTATGTTAAAGAGAAGTCAAAGATTCCTATTACAGTGTCTTGGGATGGCGGTGTCCGTAGGTATTCAGGGTTGCTCGATTGTGCTCTTGCTGGTGGTTATGTTACTAAGCCTTCCAATGGCTGGTATGCTACGGTTGATCAGAGTACTGGAGAGATGGGACCTAAAGTACGGTACGATGTCACGCTTAGTAAGCCCTTCTGGGATCCAATCTTTAATGACACAGATTTTAAAGAGTTCTTAAAGAAGCAATATAGTATTGGTCACCAGTCTTTGGTTAGTATGGATGAAATTGTAGAGGATGCAGATGGTTAAAATACCTAATATGTTTGAAGAGAATGTTCAGTATGAACTTATTCCTGGAGATAACGATCATTGGTATATCCGTATCAAAGAAGGAGAGTTTATTGAATCTGTTATAAGCTTTGGTAAGATTTCTATTGAAGAAGATTCTCCTGTTCTTAGTTTTGATCTTACACTTCATTCTAGTCCAGATGAAGATTTATCAACTAATAGCTTGCCATTACAGAAGTATGCAGGTAAAATACTAGAGAGTGTAATGATTAATAACCTAAACGAAATGGAAAAGAATGAGCAATAACTTAGAGCAGCTTGTGCTACGACATCTTCTTATTGATGAGCCGTTCATGCGCAAGGTGCTTCCCTTTATTAAACCAGACTACTTCCAAGGTGTAACTCGACAGCTGTTTGTAGAGATTGGTAAGTTTGTCGCTAAGTATAACAAGCTTCCTACTCTCGATGCGTTTAAGATTGAAATCGATCAAAGTGATAGATACAATGACGATCAGTATACAGCAGCAATGGAGATGCTTCCTAATATCTTTGATACCAAATCTGATAAAGCAGATAAGTCTTGGTTAGAAGATACTACAGAGAAATGGTGTCAAGACAGAGCTATTCATAATGCTATTATGGAAAGTATTTCCATTATTGATGGCAAGCATCAGACGCTTACTAAAAACGCTCTACCAGATCTCTTACAGAAAGCTCTTGCTGTTACGTTTGATTCGTCTGTAGGTCACGACTATATCGAGAATGTGGAAGAGCGTTATGAATTCTATCACGAGCAAGAAGAACGAATACCTTTTGATCTGGAATACTTTAACCGAATCACAAAAGGTGGTATTCCTAATAAGACTCTCAATATCGCGCTTGCAGGTACTGGAGTAGGTAAGTCTCTTTTTATGTGTCATATGGCTGGTAACATTCTTAATCAAGGACGAAATGTCCTATATATTACTATGGAGATGGCTGAAGAGCGTATAGCTGAACGCATCGATGCTAATCTATTGAACATACCTATTGATCAACTTGAGAATATATCTAAGCCTATATTTAAAAGCAAGGTAGATGATATTGCTGCTAAAACTAATGGTAAGCTTATTATTAAAGAATATCCAACAGGCGCGGCTAATTCTAGTCACTTCAGAGCGCTCTTAAACGAACTTAAACTAAAACGTAACTTTGTACCAGAGATTATCTTTATTGACTATCTAAACATTTGCGCATCTGCTCGTATGAAAGCAATGGGAGGCTCTATCAATTCCTATACCTATATTAAAGCTATTGCTGAAGAGTTACGAGGACTCGCAGTTGAGTTCGACGTACCGATTGTCTCTGCAACGCAAACGACGCGTAGTGGTTTTACTAGCTCGGATCCTGGGCTTGAAGATACGTCTGAATCTTTTGGATTACCCGCTACGGCAGATTTGATGTTTGCTCTTATCTCATCAGAAGAGTTAGAAGCTCAAGGTCAGATAATGGTAAAGCAACTTAAGAATAGATATAACGATCCTGGACGATTTAAACGCTTCGTAGTAGGAGTAGACAGATCTAAGATGAGACTATTTGATGCTGACAATCCAGAAGAGGGAGTCGTAGATGATTCACCAGCATTCGATAAGTCTCAAGTAAACGAACGATTCAAAGATTTTAAAATGGAGTAACTAATGGCCCAAAAAGGTATCACTTTCAAGAAGAAGACAAGTATTGGTAAAGGTAATATCAAGATGTCCTCAATGAATAAACACAAGAAGCGATCTTATAAAAAGTCGCGAGGACAGGGTTAATGGATGCGCGTCTCATATCCTATAGCCAGCCCGTTCGTCATATCCACTCAGGAGAACCGGGCATCATGGGGCTCGAAAACATCCAAGACATCGTCGCTTATTGCGCCCGTGTCTCCAATCCATCAAACCAAGCTAACACTAAAACGACCCCCAAACTCCTCGAGTACCTCATTAAGCATAAGCACTGGAGCCCATTCGAAATGGCAAGCGCATGCATTGAAATTACAACAACTCGAGACATCGCCAGACAGCTGCTAAGACATAGATCGTTTTCGTTTCAAGAATTCTCACAACGATATGCAGATGTTCGTGACTTAGATGGAGAGTTAGTTATTCGTAAAGCTCGTCTACAAGATCCTAAGAATAGACAGAACAGTGTTATTACAGATGATACTAACTTACATATTGCTTGGGAACAACATCAACGAAATGTATGGAATGCTGCTATGAAAGCCTATGAGTGGGCTATTGATAACGGCATCGCTAAAGAGCAAGCCAGAGCTGTACTACCAGAAGGTAATACAGTTTCTAGATTGTATGTGAATGGTACAATTAGATCTTGGATTCATTATATTGAACTACGTTCTGCTAATGGAACACAAAAGGAGCATATGGACTTAGCTGTATCTGTAGCTGAGGCTATAAGTAAGATATACCCTAACATCTCAAACTTTATAGAGGAGTAATAACATGCATGGTCGTCAAAGAAAAATATCTACTCACCATTCAGAGCAAGGCAAAGGATATGCAGAAGTCTGGATGGACTTTAAAGAAGAAGTTGCCTTTATTAAGTATTTCGACGATAATGATGTTAAGTTTTTTGAAGAAGACTTCCCTAACAAGTCTATTGGATATGTTGAGGATGCTGCAGAAAACTGGGCAAATGGAATTAAAAAATTAGAAGGAACCTTTCAACTTGGCTTATTATAGCACTAAAACCTACGGTCACAATATCGGTCTGAGCGCATGCTTTCGTCAACCTCATGCTGATCATTCACACTGTAGGTTCTTACATGGATACAGCTTACAATTTAAATTTACGTTTAGCTGTAACGAACTTGACAATAAAAACTGGGTAGTAGACTTTGGTGGTCTTAAACCTCTTAAGAAATGGTTAGAGGATAACTTTGATCATAAAGTTGTACTAGATAAAAATGATCCTCATCTTATTGACTTTCATATGCTAGAAGAGAAAGGCTTATGTGAGCTTAATATCTTAGATGGTGTTGGAGTTGAGAAGTTTGCAGAGCATGCTTGGAATAAAGCTCAATGGATTGTAGATGAGATGACTGATGGACGGTGCTGGGTGGTTTCATGTGAGTGTGCAGAGCATGGAGCTAACAGCGCTATTTACGAGGCTTAGATATGGTAAAAGCTATACTTAATAAAAAGTTTATAGAAGTTCAAGCAGATAGCTCTGGTGAGCTGTTTCTCGAATTTCCAGATGATCTTTTAGATACAATGAACTGGAAGCCAGGTGATACTATTATCTGGACTGAACTTCCTAATGGTAATGGATATAGTGTAGAGAAAGCGAAAACTCATGGCGGATAAGAAATACACCTATAGTGAGATCTTTCATTCTATTCAAGGAGAAGGTCAATATACAGGTGTACCTACAGCATGGATTAGATTCTTTTTATGTAACTTACAATGCGATGGCTTTGGTCAGAAGTTTCCGACTAAACCTGAAACATATGAGTTGCCTTATGCAGACTTTGATGCTCACTCTGTTGATAGAGTAGAAGATCTACCTGTATGGGATAAAGGATGTGACTCATCATATACTTGGTCTAAGAAGTTTAAGCATCTTATGGGTCAAGCTACAGGTGCAGAGCTAGCTCAGAAGCTAGTTGATATTATGAAGACTGAACATAATCCAGAAGGTTGGTTTCGTCATCCTTTATCACTACAACATAATCATCTATGTATTACAGGCGGTGAGCCCTTGATGCGTCATGC